GTGCTTGATTGCAAGAACAGGTGGTAAAAATAAAGGCAAGAAGGTAAAATCAAAAAAATATAAGAAATAATATGGTTACAGAAAGAAAACTAGGCACTGAGGATAATCCTGATATAAAAGACCAAACTAAGTCTGTTAGTGTGCCTGTCGATGATATAAATATAGAAGCACCACCAAGAAGCTTTGACGATGAAATGTTTGATGCTTTACAAATTAGCATTAGTGAAGATGAAATAGTTTTTGACGAACCAACAGAACAAGAAGCACCACAAATACCGTTTGACGCAAATTTAGTAGAATTTTTAGATAACGATATATTAGGTAACATTTCTTCTAAATTATTGTATGCCATAGAAAACGACAAAGAATCACGTAAAGAATGGGAAAAAACTTATACAGACGGATTAAAGTATCTTGGTATGCGTTTTGATGAGCAAAGAAGTCAACCGTTTGAAGGTTCAAGTGGTGTTATTCATCCAATATTGTCAGAGGCGGTAACACAATTTCAGGCACAAGCTTACAAAGAATTGTTACCTGCGCAAGGTCCTGTAAAAACACAAGTTATAGGTCAAAGGGACTCAAACACTGAAATGCAGGCAGAAAGAGTAGGCGAGTTTATGAACTACTACATTATGAATGAGATGCCTGAGTATGACCCTGATTTAGACCAATTATTATTTTATTTACCCTTATCAGGCAGTGCATTTAAAAAGGTTTACTATGATGCAACAAAAGGAAGGCCTGTATCTAAATTTGTGCCTGCTGAAGACTTGTTAGTGCCATATAACGCTACAGACATACTTTCAGCCGAAAGAGTCACACACGTAGTTTCTATGAGTAACAACGAAGTTAGAAAGATGCAGTTATCTGGTTTTTATGCTGATATAGACTTACTTGACCCTGAAAACATAAGTAGAGATGAAATAGAGCAAGAGGTAGACAAAATACAAGGCGTACAGCCAGATTACGGAGAAGATGAACAACGAAGATTGTACGAAATACACACTGTTGCGGACATTGAAGGCTTTGAAGACACCAATGAGATGGGTGAACAAACTGGGTTAAAACTACCTTATATCATAACTATAGACGAGTCATCACAAAAAGTTTTATCTATACGTAGAAATTATGAGCCGACAGATGTGCTAAGAAACAAAATAAATTACTTTGTGCAATACAAATTTTTACCCGGATTGGGTTTCTATGGCTTAGGATTGTCACACATGATAGGCGGTCTATCTAAAGCTTCTACATCTTTGCTTAGACAACTTATAGACGCTGGCACATTAAGTAACCTACCAGCAGGTTTTAAAGCTAGAGGAATTAGGATTAGAGACGAAGCCTCACCCTTACAACCGGGTGAGTTTAGAGATGTTGATGCACCCGGTGGTGCGTTAAGAGACTCTTTGATGCCGTTACCTTACAAAGAGCCTAGCAATGTATTATTTCAATTACTTGGCTTGTTGGTTGATTCAGGCAAAAGATTTGCTGCAATAGCAGATATGAATATAGGTGATGCAAATGCTGCTATGCCAGTTGGGACAACTGTCGCTTTATTAGAAAAAGGCACAAAGGTTATGAGTGCAATACATAAAAGATTGCACTATTCACAAAAAAATGAGTTTCAAATACTTGCTAGAGTATTTCAAGAGTTTTTGCCACCTGTATACCCTTACGAAACGGGTAGTGGTGTTAGAGAGGTAAAGATAGAAGACTTTGATAATAGGGTAGATGTCATACCTGTATCTGACCCTAATATTTTTTCTATGAGCCAAAGAGTAATTATGGCACAAGAACTATTAACAATGGTGCAATCTAATCCACAGCTACATGGTCCACAAGGTATCTATGAAGCTTACAGAAGAATGTACGCAGCTTTAGGTGTAGATAATATAGACTCATTACTTATGCCACCAGCAGATACAACTCCTAAACCTGTGGATGCAGGTATTGAAAACAGTGGCTTACTACAAGGTATACCACAACAAGCGTTTCCTGAGCAAAATCATGAGGCACATGTAGAAGCACATAAAAGTTTATTTTTGACACAAGCTGTTATTACAAACCCACAGTTACAATCCATAATAATTTCACACGTGATGCAACATTTACAATTTATGGCTAATCAAATGGCAGAACAACAGTTACCACCTGATGTGCAACAACAAATACAAGCGTCACTAGAACAAGCAACACAGTTAGACCCACAATCACAAATGGCTCTACAACAACAAATACAGACTATTATTGAAAGCTTTAGCTCACCAATATTAGCTCAGTTGTCGGCTGAGTTTTTAGCTTCTGTACAACCACCTCAACAAGAAGACCCACTCGTTGCAATCAGACAGCAAGAACTAGGATTGCGAGATAAAGAAATAGAATTGAAAAATCAACAGTTTATGGCTAAAGAAGAGCAAGATGCTATGGAAAGTGCAGCAGAATTGCAAATACAACAGAACAAAGCAGACCAACAAGCTGCCATAGGCAATGAAAAAAATGACATTGCTAAACAAAGATTGCAACAGCAAGCTGAATTAAAATTAATAGACCTACAAGCGAGGATGAACAAATGACAAGCTCAATAAATGAAAAAATTAAACAACAAATAAAAGAGAAAAAATTGCAAGAAAAACAGCAAGTTTCTAATACAGAAGTTGCAAGTGTAGAGGTAAAGCCAGCTACAAAAACTAAAGCAAAAAAAACTACTGTTAAGAAAAAAACAGTAAAGAAAAAAACAGTTTCTAAGAAAAAAACTACAAAAAAATAAGGAGTAGAAAATGAAAGCAAAAACTTCCATAACTATAAAAGGTCAAGGAAGCATTGCCTTATCACAACCTCAAAAAGTAAAGGTTGATACAGCACACAAACCCGGTTACGGAAAGGGTAAAAGCAGAGGTAAAGGTGCTGCGTTAAGAGGCAATAATTTCAGTGGCGTGTTCTAAACTATGGATATGTATGATTTTATTCATGCAATTCGTAAAGATTTGAATGAGAGAGAGGCACAAATAGTAACCATACTTACGTCAGGTGGCGTTAAAGATATGGAAAATTATCAGTTTTTGATGGGCGAAATATCATCGTTATCCTATATTCATGATAAGATAAAAGAACACTTACAAAGTAAAGGAGATATAGATGACAGTTGAGTCAAAAAAAACCGTTGAAGAGAAAACAGAACAAGAAACTATAGATTTGGACAAAGCTTTTGTAGAAGAGGACAAAAGAGTTTTAGACCCAAGTTTATTAGATAAAAGTATTCTGGAACGGATGCCACAACCAACAGGTTGGCGTTTGTTAGTGCTTCCTTACCGTGGTAAGGGAGTTTCAGAAGGTGGTATTCAATTAGTAAAAGAAACCATCGATAGAGAAACCCTAGCGACTGTTGTTGCTTATGTTGTTGCAGTAGGTCCTGATGCTTACGCAGATAAAAAAAGATTTTCGTCTGTGTGGTGTAAAAAGGGCGACTGGATAATGATAGGCAGATATGCAGGCTCTAGGTTTAGGTTGGCTGATGAAAGCGAAGTCAGAATAATAAATGATGACGAAGTTATCGCCACAATTTTAAACCCTGATGACATTGTTTCAGTATAAGGAGTATTTATATGAACGACACAAACCAAGATAATCAGGTTCAAGCTGAAAATGAGCTAGTTGTTGATGTTGTAGAACCAACAGAAAACTTAGCAGAAACAGAAGCAGTCGAAACCAACTCAGGTGGTGATGATGAACTTGATAAGTACACTAGAGGTGTATCAAAAAGAATAAACAAATTAAACGATAGAATACGAGCCGCCGAGATGAGAGCTGAAGAGGCTGAGTCAAAGTATGCAAGAGTATCTAACGAGTTATCTTCAGTAAAAAACAGAGCTACAGTTTTAGATAAAAATTATACTGAAGAATACGAAAATAGAGTCAAGTCACAAAGGCAACAAGCTGAAGACTTATATAGAAAAGCTAGAGAAACAAATGACCCAAATCTTGAAGTAAAAAGTGTTGAGTTGTTAAACAAGGTTACTTTAGAAGAAGAAAGAGTCAGACTAGCAAAAATGCAGCTTGAAGCACAACAAGAACAAAACTCAACAAATGTTGAACAAAATGTACAAAATACACAGCAACAAGTGTATGATAAACCTAAGCCTGATGCTAAAGCTGTAGAATGGCAAGAAAAGAATGACTGGTTTCAAAAAGATAGAGTCAAAACATATACAGCCATGGGTATTCATGAAGATTTATTATCAGAGGGATTTGATGGTAATGACC